GTTTCGGGGGCGTTACCGGGTGTTAAAGGGCAGCCGCGCCAGCAAGAAAAGCAAAGCGTGCGGCATTTACTACATAACAAAGCTCATGCAGCACCCGGAGGCAAACCTGCTGGTGGTTCGTAAAACGGCCCGCACATTGCAGGACAGCTGCTTCCGGGAGTTGCGCTGGGCTATATCCAGGCTGGGCGTGGATCGCTACTGGCGGTGCAATCTTTCCCCGCTTGAAATGACATACCTGCCGACCGGCCAAAAGATATATTTCAGAGGCCTCGACGATCCGATGAAAGTAACATCTATCACGGTCGACCGGGGCGTGCTTTGCTGGCTGTGGATAGAGGAGGCCTACGAGATCACCAAAGAGGCGGACTTTGACATGCTGGACGAAAGTATTCGAGGCCAGACGCCAGAGGGCCTGTGGAAGCAGATAACGCTGACCTTCAACCCGTGGAACGAAAAGTGCTGGATAAAGCCGCGCTTTTTTGACGCGGAACCGTCGCAGGATATTCTGGCCATGACAACGAACTACATGTGCAACGAATGGCTGGACGAAGCAGACCTCCGGGTGTTTGAACGCATGAAAAAGAACAACCCGAAGCGCTACCGGACGGCCGGCCTGGGAGAGTGGGGCATTGCAGAGGGGCTTATATACGAAAACTGGATCGAAGAAGGCTTCGACATTGACGCGATCCGGCAGCGGCCCGGCATTAAAGCAGGCTTCGGGCTTGACTTCGGTTACAGCGTGGACCCGTCGGCGCTTTGCTGCTTTTTCTTGGATGAGGCGGAGCGCACAATATACGTCTATGATGAGCTTTACGCAAAGCAACTCACGAACCCGCAACTATACGAGCGAATAAACGCGCTGGGCTACCGGAAAGAACGCATTGTCGCGGACGCGGCAGAGCCAAAAAGCATATCAGAGCTGCGCGACCTGGGGATTTATAATATCAGGCCGGCGCGCAAAGGCCCGGACAGCATACGGCACGGAATACAGCTGCTGCAGAACTACCGGACCGTGGTCCACCCGCGCTGCGTGAATTTCATTACAGAGATCAGCAACTACACCTGGGCGACCGATAAGAACGGAAACCAGACACAGCAGCCGATTGACGAAATGAACCACCTGATGGACGCCTGGCGTTACGGGGCGGCAGAAATCCTGAAAAAAGATACTTTTTCATTTGAATAATTACAAAAACGGTGTAAGTTTTCAACAAACAACAGTTTGGAGATAAAAAACATGCGTAATTTTATAAAAAAGATCATAAACAAGGCGGGAAAAGCTATGGCAGCAGCAACGGAACCGGTCGCGCTGGAGGCGGACGAAAAAAAGTGGCTTGAATACAAGATCAACCGGTGGAAGTATTCCCCGGAAAGACGCTCCCAGATCGACGGAGAGCGCTATTACAAGGGCGAACACGACATATTGAAGCGCAAGCGCATGGCAGTCGGCGGAAGCGGCGGCGAATTGATAGAGCTGAAGAACCTGCCCTGTAACAAGATCAAAGACAATCAATATGGCAAGATGGCGGACCAAAAGCGGAACTATCTGCTGGGGCAGCCGGTGGCCATTGATAGCGACAATGAAAAAGCGGCCGAAGCGATCCGGGGAGTGCTTGACGCAAAGTTCCTGCGGACATTGAGCGCGGTCGGGCTGGGGAGCATTAACAGCGGGCTGGCGTGGATATTCCCGCATTACGACGATAAAGGGGAGTTCAAGTTTAAGGTCTTTCCCGCGTATGAAATCCTGCCGTTTTGGAAGGACGCAGCGCACACGGAGCTGGACTTTGCTGTGCGATATTTCCGCGTCGAAAAGCCTTACAGCCTCCAGGGGGAGGAAATCGAAAAGGTGGAAATCTACCGGGCGGAAGGCATACAGCGCTTTGTGTTGGAAAACGGCCGCCTGAAGCCGGACGACACCCCGGATGAGGCATATATTACGGTGGTCACGCCGGGAACCGAGGCAACCACCGAGGAAAGCTCGGTCGTTTACGCAGGCTGGGAGCGCGTGCCGCTTGTGCCGTTCAAGTTCAACGCCAAAGAGCAGACGCTCCTGGAACGTTGCAAGAGCATACAGGACGCGATCAACGAAACGCTGTCGGAATTCCGGGACAACATGCAGGAGGACAGCCGGAACACTATTCTGGTTTTGAAGAATTACGGCGGGGAAAATCTGGCGGAGTTCCGGCGCAACCTTGCTACATACGGCGCTGTGAAAGTAACCAGCACCGACGGGGTAATGGGCGGCGTGGAAACGCTCAAGGTCGAAGTGAACGCGGCCAATTACGAGCTTGTGCTGAAGCTGCTGAAAAAGGCGCTGGTGGAGAATTGCCGCGGGTACGACGCAAAGGACGACACGGTCGGCGGCAACGCAAACCAGATGCACATTTCCGCCATGTTTAACGACATAGACATAGACGCCAACGAAATGGAGGCAGAGTTCCAGGCTTCGCTGGTGGATTTGCTGTTTTTCGTAAAGGCACACCTGGCCAATACCGGCAAAGGCGACTTTGAAGCGGATCAGATCAGTTTTACCTTCAACCGCGATCTGATGATGAACGAGCAAGAAATTCTGGACGGGTTGGTGAAAGCCGGCGCCCGCATCCCGAACCGCCTGCTGTTGCAACAGGTCCCGTTTATCGACGACGTGGACGAAGCTGAAGAGCTGCTGGAAGAGGAGGATGAAAAGAACGTGGCGAAGTTCCCCGACCAGTTCACGCCAGGGGGTGGAGACGGGGCCGGAGAGGGCGACGTGGACAACGAAAGCGCTCCGGACGATAAAGAGGACGCGCCGGAGCAAAACCCCGCTAAAAAGGCCCAGAAAGCGAAATAAACAGGGGGCGCGGATAGATGGCGAATAAACCCGCGACGTATTGGCAAAAACGGTTTGAAATCTACGAGGCGAGATCAAACCTGAAAAGCCAAACACATATAAACTCACTTGCGAAGGAATACAACGCGGCAAAAAAGGCCGTGGAGAAAGACCTCAAGGTGTTTTATAACCGGCTGGCCGCGAATAACGACCTGCCGGACAGCGTCGCTGCCAAAAAGCTGCTCGACAAAAACGAGCTGGCCGACTTCAAGATGAGCCTGAAGGAATACACAGCCCTGGCCAAAGAAAACGGGATCACCGGCGATTATACCAAGATGCTGGAGAACGCCTCCCTTAAATACCGGATCAGCAGGCTGGAAGCTATGAAGATACAGCTGGAGCAAAAGGCAACCATGCTAATGCACGGCGAAAAGACCGGGCTGGAAAAGTTCGCAAAAAGCGCGTATGAGAGCGCCTATTACAACGGCGGCTTTGAGATCGCCAAAGGTACCGGCGTCGGGAAAAGCCTGTTTCAGTTGGATGATAAAAAGATCAATACCGTTATTCACAAACCCTGGGCGGCAGACGGGAAGAACTTCTCCACCCGCGTGTGGGGGCAGCACCGGCCGCAGCTGGTAAACAACCTACACCGCAGCCTGACCGACGCCCTGACGCGCGGAACCGGCCCGGATAAGGCAATCGCGGCAATATCTCACGACTTCGACGTGAGCCTGAGCGCAGCGGCCCGGCTGGTACAGACCGAAGAGGCGTATTTTAGCAGCGTGGCGCAGCGGGATGTATTCGCAGAGCTGGACGTGGAGCAATACCAGATTATAGCGACGCTCGACGGACACACCAGCGAAATATGCCGCGATCTTGACAATAAAGTTTTTAATATGGACGAATACGAGGCCGGAGTTACCGCGCCGCCGTTCCACCCGCGCTGCCGGACGACGACGGCGCCTTACTTCGACGATGAGGTGGACGCAACCAGGGCGGCCCGCGATCCGGAAACCGGCCAGACGGTACAGGTCCCGGCCGATATGAATTATCAGCAGTGGAAAGAAAATTATACCGTGGACCCGGCGACCGGCAAAACCCCGGCCCAGATGAAAGCCGAAAAGAAAGCCCAGGAAGAGGCTGCAGCAGCCGCCAAAGCAAAAGCCGAGGCCGAAGCCAAAGCGCAGGCAGCCGCAAAGAAAGCGGAAGCGGCAGCAAAAGCGAAGGCCACCAAAGCGGCCAAAGCCGCAAAGCTGAAAGAGGCACAGGCGCAGATTACCGAAATACAGGACAATGAGTTCAAAGGGATCTGGAAAGACCCGGTAACGCCGGCGGACTATGCAGCCAAAAAGGACGCAATAGCGGCAAAGCACGCCTATTTTGACGCGCAGATTGCAGCCGGTAAGGATGTCGATAAATTCACCAAACTGAAAGCAGACCTGGATGAGTTCGAGTTTCAGGGCGCGAAATATCAGGCGCTGCAGGCGGAGATTGACAGCCTGAAGCCGAAGCCGCGCAAAAAGAAGATAGACCTCAACGATCCGGACGCATACAGCCAGGCGCGCAAGGATGCCGCTTACTGGTTCAAAGACCCCAAAAAAGCGGACGGGGTGCTGCGGGACAAAAGCGGTGAAGTTTGGAGAGGGGCAACGCCCGGACAAAAAGAAGGTGCTTTTGATTACACCAGCGGAAGCGGAGGATTTAACCGCCCGCTTTCCGGATTTGAAAAGCCGTGGAGCAAAAGTGGTTCCGGCTGGGAAGAACAATTTTATAAAGGGCGCGGCAAGGTATGGCTTGACTTCGAAGGCAAGGGGCAAAAAATCCGCGATCTTACCGACTTGATCGACAAATCCAGCTATGACTTTGACATTTGGCTGCAGCGCGGATGCGGAACCGAGGCAATAGAGAGCTTCCTCGGACTGAAGCGCGGAACGCTCGGCAGCATGACCGAAGCCCAGCTGCAGAAATTCGTCGGAGAAGTAAGCACAATAGATGGCTTTGTTTCAACGGCCGTGGCGAAAGGAAAAGGCTTCACCGGCAGCGTGATTATGAACGTTTACGCGCCCAAAGGGACAAAAATGATTTACGCGGAACCGTTCTCGGCATTCGGGGCGGGCAGCGGGAAGAGCTGGGACGGGATCAGCAAACAAAGCTCCATAGGGTATGAAGCGGAAATGATTATCCAAAGAGGCGCGACTTTTCGCATAACGAAGATTGAAAAAAGCGGCGGACAGATGTATATTGACGTGGAAGTACACCCGGAGGCCGGATATAATACTTTCCAGCAAGACGGGAAGTGGGCCGGATCAACAAAGAACTATCACGATTAAGCGAGGAGAAAAGCAATGAGCAACCTGAATAATAACGAGGTTTTCGGAGGGCGACACGTTCACCCGGATATTGTGTGTAAAACCTGCGTATTGGCACACGGAGACCCGCCGTTTGCAGACGGGCCGGAGAAAGGAAACTGCAAGTATTACAGACAGGAGCTGAAACCGGCGTCGGTATACTTTGACGGGGAGGACTGCGAGTTTCACCTGACCAAAGAGGAAGCAGAAAAAGCGGTGGAAGTTCTGGAGGAGGAGCGCCGCCGATTTCACGAGGAAAGAGCGAAAGAACGAGCCAAAGGAGGCGAATAAATGAACTGTTCTTGCAAAGTGGATCAGCGGCGGCTTACGCCGGGGGTGTTCAATTTGAAGCAGTTTCTGAACAGTACAGAAACAATGGTTTGGACGCTGGACAGCAAAACCGCCAATAATGGGGAGTGCGATCTTGATAAGTTCGACGCTTTTCTTGTGCTCAGTGTTTGTGGCGAAATAGACGAGATCATTCTTAACAAGCAGATTGTAGAAGATAAGCTGCAGCTT